TGGTTAGCGGCGTTGGCGTGCCTCAATTCTCTGCTATCCTAGAAGTCGCATCAGCGTGCGGAGATGACGCTTACGTGATTGCTGATGGGGGTATCAGATATGGCGGAGATATTGTAAAAGCCTTAGTCGCGGGCGCGTCCTGCGTAATGGTGGGTCGATTGGTCGCAGGGGCAACCGAAGCGCCGGGATTAACCGAAATGGTCAACGGTCGATGGATGAAGATGTTCCGTGGTATGGCAAGTGCATCTGCCTTAGATGAAGCGGGTAAGGAAAGAAACGTGGAGGGTGTTTCCGCGATGATTCCATACGAAGGTTCAGTTGCCGAAATCCTAGACCAAGTGATTCGGGGTGTTCGGGCTGGATTTGGTTATGTCGGCGCAAAGAACATCAACGAGTTGTGGGCTTACGCACAGTTCATTCAGGTGAGTCCATTGAGTATTCAAGAAAGTCATCCGAGGATTTAGGACGGTAAACATGGCTGATGAAACATTCGTTATTGTGGAAATGAAGTGTGGGAATTGCAGAACTAAGTTCGATGTTGAACAGTGGGGAAGCGATGACGATACGGTTGTCATCGAATGTCCAAACTGCAAGTATTTATTACATTGGGGCGGAACTATTTTTGCGGAGGTCGTCTGATGTCAAACATCAAAGCCGAAGTCCTATTGGCGACTCGTCACACCGAAAAGTCTAAAACTGGACTTATCACCATTGTCCTAGAAGTTCCCTATTACGTTTGGGTAGAGTTTTTGACACATCGCCGGATTAGCAAGAACGCAACCAGTAATCGGGCGATGAAGATGGAACGCAATGTGGATATGGGCTACTACATTCCCGATGTGTTCTATACTCAGGGTGAGGGTATGGCATCATCGCGTATTCCGGTTGAGAATCAGGCTAAAGCACTCGAAACATGGAAGATGGTGTGGGGGTATGCGGTTGCGTCTTTCAATGGATTGACTCAGTTAGGAGTTAGTCGTGAACAGGCATCCCGTGTCCTACCCGCTTTCAAGATGATGAAGGGTATCGCCACAGGGACGGAAGATGCGTGGACGAAGTTCTTGGAATTACGCGATAATCCACTAGCCGATGTCGCTATGCAGGATTTTGCATCTAAGGTCAAAACGGCGATTCTGAACGCGGAATGGAGAATTGATTATCGCCACATTCCCTACCTGTCAGGGGTTCAAAATTCGGCTTTTTATCCATTTGATAAACTGGCTTTAGAATGTGCCGCGAGGATTGCGCGAGTCAGTTACGATAAGGCAGGAAGTGGAAAGTCGGATTACGAACTTGGGAAACGGCTATTGCAGAATAAGCATATGTCTTGCTTTGACCACATTGCCATTTATCGAGATGAACCCGATTTATCGCCCTTAACATGCAAGCAGGAAGATATGTCACACTTAAACGATTTGGGTGATGGACTTCTCGTTCCGCAAGGGTGGGAAACGGCGCGGTGTATGATTGATCGAGGTGATTTCAATGGACTCTAGTCACAACAACGGCGGAAATACCGACTACTACAAAGTACCAGAAGGCGCGGTAACACTCAATGATTTGATCGAGTATAAGAACATGAACTTCGCACTAGGCAATATCTTCAAAGCCTGTTATCGGTTAGGCGAAAAATCCGGCGCAACTGCCGTATATGATCTAAATAAAATTATCTATTACGCGCAACGAGAAATCAATCGGCTAAAAAGGGAACAAGATGAGTAATCAAAACTTCGGATTTTATTTTAGTTGTAATGCCGATGGAACGGCTAATGACTACACAATTTACGTGGAATCGTCTGACGATGGTGAAACGGTTAAATTGGGTGCAAGATACAAAAATTCTCAACCGAATTCCTTGTGCGAGATTGCAATGGATTCGGAGGACTTGGACGTGTTTGGTCATATGTGCTTGAGTCTATCATCAAGGATGAAAAATGTTCAAAGTTAAAAAGATTCATGAAAAGGCAATTCTGCCCACAAAGTCCAACTCTCTAGACGCTGGCTATGATTTTTATGCTCTAGGCGATGTGTTCTTGCAACCTAGATCGCAATCTATTATTGACACCGGAATTGAATTGGTTCAACTTCCCACTCCGAACATGGGGGGGTATTGGGAAACTGTTTTATTGATTTGGCCTAGAAGCGGATTAGACGCTAAATTTGCCGTGACAACAGGCGCGGGAGTTATCGACACAACTTACCGAGGACAGATTTTGATTCTGTTGAAGAATGAATCTTATGATCGCGTGACTATCCCCTACGGTAAAGCAATCGCCCAAGCGTTGATTCAGCCTGTATGGGTTGGTGGTATGGAGGTGGTTGATTATTCGGGTGAGTCGGAACGGGGTGGTAAAGGCGGTATTGCGGAAGCCCGTGGTGGTTCATTGGGGTTTGCTTACCGAGACAGGACGGAAGTGTGATAGAAGATTTGGGGATGTCTTACGTTTATAGCGACACCGACCCACACAAAGACAAGTGGATTCACTATCAAGACGAAAATATTATTAGAGAAATGGGCGGTAAGTTCTTATCAGAACTGCTAGTTACTCCGAACCCTGTGACCGTTAAAATCGAAAGAGTGGACGACCCATTTGGGTATGCACAACGCAGGGTAACTTTCCGGTTGCACGTTCGTCACGTTCAATCCATGAATGTCGTTTTGCCTGAAATGAAACTGGAAGATATACCCACTCGTTTTGTGGCGTGGAATTACAAACAAGAACTGATTCGTCGGTTCAAGCGATTTATCCACAGGAGTATTCATGGCTACTAAAGGTAAGCCGTTCATTACGGTTTTGAAGGAAGAAAATGAAGAACTTAAACGGCGCAATCAAGAAATTCAGGATGCCCTAGTGGGTAAATACGCTGAGATTGAGTCGTTAAAGGTGGAAGTCCACTGCGAACGTCAAGCGTGGATTTCCGCCGAACAGGAAAATAAGGTGCTGCGAAAGGTGATCCTTAAAAAGACTCAATCCCATTGACCGATAACCGTTTCTGAGTACAATAGAAACACCTCAACCACTGTCGAGAGACGGTGGATTTTTTACCCTATAAACCAAACCTCAACAGGAGAATGACATGGGAACACCAACAAAAATCGTCAAACGAGACGGACGTGTTGTACCGTTTGACCAAGCACGGATTAAGCGTGCTATCGAGAAATGCTTTAGAGAATTACCAAATCAAACGAAGTCAGATCCGCAATCATTGGCAGATGTAGTTGTAGAATTGCTTTCGGGAGAGTTGCCGAAAGTGGAACAAGTACAAGACATTGTAGAGCGAGTCCTGCAAGAGTCAGGTGAATTTGAAGCGGCGAAGCGGTATATTTTGTATCGCGCCGAACACACCAAAGACCGCGAGAGACGACCTATCCCAGATTCCGTCAAGCAAGCGTTCAAAGAGTCAGAATCATACTTCCCGACCCCGTTGCAACAGTTCCAGTTTTATGATAAGTACAGTCGGTTTAACTACAATCTTGGTCGGCGCGAGACGTGGGTTGAAACCGTAGATCGTGCAATGACGTTCCTGATTGAGTTGTCAGGTGGTCAATTGGACGAAAAAGATTATTCCGATATTCGGACGTACATTCTAAATATGTGGGCGATGCCGTCTATGCGCTTGATTGCTATGGCGGGGAGAGCGGCACATCGAAACAACGTCTGCATCTACAACTGCTCCTACATGGGCGTAGACAGTATTGACGCTTTTGTAGAGGCGTTGGTTATCTCTATGAGTGGATGCGGCGTTGGTTATTCAGTGGAATCACAGTATGTGGACAAACTTCCGACTGTCGAACATCAAACTGGCATCAAGTATCCGACATTTATTGTCCCTGATTCATCGGAAGGATGGGCTAATGCGTTACGAACAGGATTTACAGCGTGGTTCGGAGGAAAAGATGTTGACTTCGACTATTCATTGATTCGTAAGGCGGGAGTTCCGCTGAAAACTAAAGGCGGCAGAGCATCCGGCCCAGACCCGCTTAAATATATGTTGGGATTTGCGCGTGAACGAATCCTGTCTCGGCAAGGTTCTAAATTACACCCGATTGATGCTCATGATATTATGTGCGCTATTGGAAGTGCCAGTATTCAGGGTGGCGTGCGACGAACTGCTTTAATTTCATTGTTTGATTACGACGACCATGAAATGCGAAATTCTAAGACGGGCGACTTCGAGCGAAACAATAGCCAACGGTGGAGCGCAAACAACTCTGCGGTGTGGCCGAAGGGTATTACTCAGACAGAGTTGCTTGATCAATTCCTGACAATGGTCAAGGCGCACAATGGAGAACCCGGAATCTTTAATCGAGATGCCGCTAATGCGATGAAACCAGAAAGGCGCAAGACGTGGGACTTTGGCACTAACCCGTTAATCCTAGCGGCATAGACTAGCGATGGTCTTTGAAAACCCAGAATAACGGGGGAAGTCCCAAAGCCGGATAACCCCGTGGCGGAAACGCCCGAACGAGCGACAATGGGCAACTGATTCAGTTGGTGATGCGCTCTGAACTGCACGAATAGCGAATAAAGGTGCAGACGATAGCAGAAATGACTATCGCCCTTTTAGGGGTAACAGATTGGTGGAGAAATTGTCCTTCGACCGATGCAACTGTGTAATCTCACGTCCTGTGTGGCGCGTGAGGATGACACTGTAGAAACACTGCGAGAGAAAATCAGAATTGCTACAATCATTGGAACAATTCAATCGTCGGCAACCTACTTCCCCGGTTTGCGTAGGGAATGGCGGGAGAATTGCGAAGAAGAACGATTGCTAGGCGTGGATATTACGGGGCAGATGGATTGCCTTGCAATTCGGGATGCGTCTGTAATGGACGAATTGCGACAGTACGCAGTCAAGGTGAATCAGGAATACGCACACAAATTGAGGATTAACCCGTCCGTAGCAGTGACGACCGTAAAGCCATCGGGTAATACATCCGTCTTGGTGAACTGTGCGTCAGGGTTGCACCCTCGATGGAGCGAATACTACGTCCGTAATGTGCGCGTTTCTAGTCACAGCCCACTTTATAAGGTTTTACGTGATGCGGGTGTCCCCTTATCTCCTGAGAACGGTCAGGAATCAGATACCGCAAACACTTGGGTTGCCAGTTTCCCGATTAAGTCGCCACAAGGGGCAATCACGCGTAAGGATGTTACAGCCCTAGACCAACTCAATCATTGGCTACTGAATAAGGAACACTGGACAGAACACAATCCATCTTGCACCATAACCTATAAGGCAGACGAAATTATAGATGTGGTAAAATGGGCGTGGGAACATCGGCACATGGTTGGCGGATTGTCGTTTCTGCCCTACAGCGAATCCAGTTACCGCTTAATGCCCTACGAAGAAATCGACCGTGATACCTACGAGAAATTTGTAACAGAGTTCCCGCCTATCGACTTTAGCAGGATTTACCGCTATGAGGAAGATGACCTAACAACTGCGTCGAGTGAATTGGCGTGCGTCAGTGGTACGTGTGAGACTGATTATTCAAAGTAAGGAATTGATATGACTGTCAGTGGTGTCTATTGCATACAGAATAAGATTAACGGAAAAGTGTACATAGGAAGCACTTCTAGGGACTTTGAGACTCGATTCAAAGAACACAAAAGGTTGCTACTTGAAAATAGACACCACTGTTCATATCTGCAACGCGCATGGAACAAGTATGGAGAAATGGCGTTTGAATTTCACATTCTCGACCATGTATCGGGGTCAATTGAGATACTTAAAGCAGATCAAGCATGGATAGACTCTATAAGGCAATTCAACGGGATATACAATACAAGCATTTTGGTTGGAAGCCCATTGTCTCAGGAAAATACAGACGAAGCATCCGCTAGAATATCGGAGATTCAGAAAAAGAAATGGGAAAATCAGAATAGACGAGACGCTTTGGCAGAAAGGAACAGAAACAGGACTGATGAAGAAAGGCGCGTTCTTCACGATATTGGTAGACAAAGAATCGGATCACCTGATGTAACGGTAATATCTCCTGATGGACAAAAGTTCAGAGAAATAATAGGTGTTAGGAAGTTCTGCAAAGAACACGGGCTTGATTACAGATCGTTTCTCAGATTGTCTAAGGGCGAATATGCAACATACAAGGGATGGACAGTTGAGGGACGTCAGTGTTCATCCAGTAAGAGAAGTGACAGTCTAAGAAAGTATTACAACGAAGGCGATAGGGTTAAGTACAACCTAAAGTCGCCAAGCGGAGAACTATTTCTGGATATTCAGAATCTTTCTGAATTTTGCAAGAACCACGGTCTTGAAGTCGGGAATGTGAGGAAACTGTTTAGGCGCAAATCCAAGTCTGCTTTAGGGTGGATTGCAGTTGACGACAATGGGAACAATATAAACATAGATTTCAGAAGAAAGAAATAGTTGTCTTTAGTACCTAAATCCTATTTGACAAATCCGCCATTCGTGCTACAATACGAGTGCGGTGATGGAGAGTTCAGATACTTCTTTCTACCATGACAAAAAGACAAAAACCTGAACTCGCTTGTTTCCCGCATGACTTATCAGACTTAGTGGTGTAGCGTTCGGTTACTTCTACTTAGGATAGAGAGATGATGGTTCGAGTCCATCCGGTCTGGAAACAGAACGTGGCCTAATGGTTAAGGCGCTAAAATTTCCGAATGCGCTTGTTCCCTGAGTCGTCATGCTAACTAAACCGCCGCCGTGCGGTTTTTTATTTCTATGGAGGATACCATGAAGACTAACAAGAGGGCTGTAGATACTCGATCAAATTCAGAGGTTCGCTTAGCGGGCGGCTTTGGTGCGCCATCAGCTAATCAGGAGGCGGAAGCGTTACTGCGTCGTTCCGTAATGGCGTCCCTGTTGTTTGAGGGGTTGTTCTACGAGGATGGTGTATCGAACGCTGAAAACGTCAAGGCGTTGATTCCGCAGGTTGATCCGGTTACGGTGTCGAAGATTGCAATTGAGGCACGTCACGAACAGAAGTTGCGCCATATGCCGCTGTTCATTGTGAACGAAATGGTTAAGCATCCGTCTCATCGAAAGATGGTGGGCGAGACGTTGTATCAGGTGATTAACCGCGCTGATGAAATGGCTGAGTTTTTGGCGATGTATTGGTCGGATGGCAAGAAACCTCTAGCGAAGCAAGTCAAGGTCGGTTTGGCTAGGGCTTTCGGTAAGTTCGATGAGTACAAGTTCGCCAAGTATAAAGGCGAAGGTGACGCGATTAGTTTGCGCGATGTGATGTTCATGGTTCACCCAAAGCCAGTACAGGGTCAGGAAGACTTGTACAAGCGAATTGCGGAAGGCAAGTTGAAACAGTTCGATACTTGGGAAGACGAGTTGTCGGCAGGGAAGAACAAGGCCGAAGTGTTCACTCGTCTAATCAACGAGAAGAAGTTGGGCGCGTTGGCTTTCTTGCGGAACTTGCGAAAGATGCAGGACGCAGGGGTGTCCGATGGCGCTATCCGTAAGGGCTTCGAGACGGTTAATCCGAAGTGGTTGTTGCCGTTGAACTACTTGGCTGCGGCTAAGTATGCCCCTCGGTACGAACGTGAAATCGAAACCTTGATGATGCGTGGATACAGTCAGGCCAAGAAGTTGCCGGGGTACACGGTGTTTGTGGTGGACGTTTCGGGTAGCATGTGGTCAACGGTGTCCAGCAAGAGTGAGTATAGCCGTTTGGACGTGGCTAGTGCAATGGCAATGTTGGCGGCAGAGTCGTGTGAACGAGTGGCTATCTATGCTACGGCGGGTAGTGACGATATGGGTGTTCACAAG